GTGAATGACATCCTCAAACTTTGTACTGCTATTACTAACGCCGATAAGGTGTTAAAGCAGTATAAACGCGACTCAGGCCGCATGGTGCGGCGTTCACACGTCTTTCCAACAGAGAGCTACGTAGTGGAGAACCATACGGCCAATCAGGACCGCGCATCCATTTATGGATACGGTGGTCTTGGTTGGACGCCGTCCTTCGCTAGGTCGTTCGATGTTGGATCGGGACCACTGTCAGATTGGACTGTGACCACAAGGTCTAAGTCTTTTTCTGGCGCGTACGTCTACTATGTGAACAAAGGCAGTGATGCCGATGATCGCGTAGCTAGATATGCCCAATTTGCTAGAAAGCTTTTGGGCATCCGGTTAGATCCGGAAGTACTGTGGAATTTATCCCCATGGAGCTGGTTGGCCGACTGGCAGTGGAACATTGGAGATATTTTGTCCAATGCTTCTGCGTTAGGAACGGACAGCCTCGTCATTAAGTACGGGTATCTGATGCGCCGAACAGAAAGCACTAGGACCCGTATGCTCGATGGTATATCCACCTATTACGATGGACCCATCGGGCCCGTGATTTCTCGCTTTGGCGCAGAGCGCAAAGAGAGAATCAAGGCGACGCCTTACGGTTTTGGGGCCAATACTTCGGCTTTCTCACCGAAGCAGTGGTCCATTTTGGCGGCTTTAGGCATGTGCCGGTCGCCAAACTCTCTTCGAACCTCGTTAGGATGAGGGCGAAGAGATGCTCCACCGTTGTTAGCACCTTGCTGGCAACGTCTAGTTGCAAGGACAAGTGCTATGGCTTTTGCCGATCCCCAAACAGTTGCTTCGATTTCATCCGGTCCTACCTCTCTTCCGAGGGTAGGTTCGAGTGCGAATGGTGGCACGTTCTCATCGAACGATGGCACCGTCAAACTCTCCGTGAGCTCCGCTTATTCCAAGCGGACTCGCCGGACGGTGAGACTGGAGCACGCCAAGGTTGCTGCCGACCCGCTGACCAGTGCGCAGAATCTCCGTTACTCAGGTACAGCGTACCTGGTTACGGATTTCCCTGTGACTGGTTACACGGTTGCGCAGCAAAAGGAGATTGTGGATGCGCTAGTTGCGTATCTTTCAGCCTCCACTGGCGCTCGCATCACCCAGCTATTGGGTGGCGAGAACTGACCCTGAAAAGGGTGCCCTAGTAATACTAGGGATGGGAATGCAGTTGGGCGAAAGCCCAACTGCTTCTCAGTCGGTACTTGTCATGGCTAGGGATTCTTGTACCCACCGTTAGGAGGGACAGAATGAAAAGCCTGACACCGTTCTTGCAACATGTCCTCAAAGATTTGGGGACATGGTGCCACACTAGCACCGTCCGTGACTATCAATACGTCACGGATCGAATCAAACATGAGGGGATATCGTTTCTTGCGATATCCCTGTCAAACTTTGGAAAGGACTTCGAAAAAAGTCTTGACCAAGGTTTTGTCGGCTCCGACCAGTTCGCTGGATTTCAGCGATCTGGGGGTCTCCCTTCTTTTATGAAGGGTTTCCTTTGCCTTGTGTTTGATTCTAGTTCGGGTCGATTGCTCGACAATCCGTCGACGACCGCAATCTGGGCCATACGTCAGTTCACACTGATGTGGGCAAAGATTCAGCACCCGGAGTACCCTATCACTAGGGCCCGGGAGCGTGCAGCCATCGATAGATATGTGGAGTGTGAGCAGGATGTACGTAACGCCGATGCCTCGCTCAATCCTACTAGGGTTGAGCGTTATAACCGCATTGGTCGTTTGCTTTGGGCTGATGTTTTCTCTGCCGTGGACGGAAAAGTCTACGACTCCGAAATCATCCCCAAGCACGGACCAGGTGCCACAGCTGACTCCCTCAGAGGAAACTCTAAGTGGAGGCAAGCTGACTGGACCCAGCGACTGGAACAAGTGTTCCCTCATGGGGAATATCTTGTTTCCAGCTGGAGACTTTTCTCAAGTCTCTCCGACGTGCGAATCCTCGAACCCGGCGCTGAAAGACCCGTCAGGGTCATCACAGTGCCTAAAACGCTCAAAACGCCTCGAATCATTGCGATCGAGCCTACTTGCATGCAGTATATGCAACAAGGGCTATTGGTCGCTTTCGAAGAAGCAATCAGGCAGAATACCATTGCCTGTGAGCTTGTCGGATGGTCAAGCCAGATGCCTAATCAGCACCTTGCTTGGCAGGGCTCTAAGTCTGGAGCCCTGGCGACACTGGATCTCAGTGAAGCCTCCGACCGCGTCTCGAATCAGCATGTACGGAGCCTGCTACGTAATCACCCCTTCCTTGCGGAAGCGGTTGATTCGTGCAGAAGCCGGAAGGCTGATGTGCCTGACCACGGTGTAATTCGCCTGGCCAAGTTCGCGTCTATGGGTTCAGCTGTC